GATGATGACTTAATTGTAGTAGCGCTAAATAAGTGTGATAAGATGTATGAAACACCTACATCTAGAGCTTACAAAGGTTTAAAGTCTATGCTAGATAGATTAGCTGTTTACATGGAAAACACTCCTATTACACATGGTAGAGATGGTAACATCAACTCACTTGTTGCTGCAGCTAAAAACTTTGATGGCATTAGAGCTTCATTCAAAGGTGCTTATAAAGATTTAAAAGAAGAACAACAATCTCATGTGCGAGGCGGTGCAGGTCTTGCTTATGATCAAATGTAAAACCAATGAAAAAAGAATTCATGAATGATTGGTTGTTTCATTACAACCCTTATACAGAAGTTTGGTCTGCTTTCTATAGACAAGATATGGTGTCTTATTTTAATGGAGAAAAGCCCCAATCTTTACTGCAGTCAAATAAACATGCTACTCTATTAGAGTTAATTAGTAAAGGTGAAGGTGATCCAAAGAAAATCAAGAAACTGATTAATGGCTAGTTATATTAAAATACCTACTTGGAATAAAGGAGTTTGGGAATACACTGAATTTGATACTCGAGATGAGTACAAAGCTTTTGTATTATCTCTATTCAAAGAACCCGGTAAATACGAGTTTAATGAAACTTCTTTATTCTTTAATACAGAAGCTCAGAAATTCAGAGAACAGAATTATTACTGCGCTTCTCCAATGGGTAGTAAAGACTATAGAAAATATTGGGATGAAGAAAAAGAAAAATGTAGATATGGAGCAATCTTTAAAGATGGTAAACACACATGGTACCTTCCACGAGAATACTATATGTGGCTCAATTTCTTACCAATTAACGACAAAGAAAAAAGAAAGTTTGACTTTCCAACTGTCAGAGATGCCCAGTATCACATGGCATTGTATGAGCTCTTGGCAGAACTCAACTATCAACATGCAGCTATCCTCAAAAAGCGACAAATAGCATCATCTTATTTTCACTGTGCTAAGATGATTAATCTTATATGGTTTGAAGAGACACCTATTGTAAAGATGGGTGCCAGCCTTAAAGATTATATCAATGAAAAAGGATCCTGGAAATTTCTTAATGAGTATAAGTCATTCCTAGATTTACATACTGCTTGGTATAGACCAATGAATCCGGGTAAAGTTCTTTTGTGGCAACAGCAAATTGAACAAGTAATAGGTGGTAGAAAAAGCATGCGAGGTCTCAAAGGTGTACTTCAAGGAGTTACTTTTGAAAAAGATCCTACTTCCGGAGTAGGGGGACCATGTACTTTCTTCTTTCATGAAGAGGCAGGTATTGCACCAAAGATGGATGTTACTGTGGAATTCTTATTTCCAGCTATGTCATCAGGTATGCTTACCACTGGATTATTTGTTGCTGCGGGATCTGTGGGTGACTTGGATCAATGTCAGCCTCTTAAGCAAATGATCCTTTATCCAGATGCTAATAGTATTTATTCAGTTGAATCTGATCTTCTAGATGATAAAGGTACAATAGGTAAAACAGGACTCTTTATTCCAGAGCAGTGGTCCATGCCTCCATTTATTGATCAGTATGGTAATTCATTAGTAAAAGAATCTAATGAAGCTATTGATAATCAAAGAATTAAGTGGAAAAAGGATCTTACACCTGAGCAATATCAGTTGCGTATATCTCAGCATCCAAAGAATATAGCTGAAGCATTTGCCTTTAGAAAAGTATCTAAATTCCCATTAAGTTTAGTATCTGCTCAAAAAAGAAGGATTGAGGAAAAAGAATATCCTTATGAATTCATAAATCTTGAAAGAGATGTTACCGGTAAGATAGAACCTAAACTTACAAACAAGCTACCTATTAGTGAGTTTCCTATTACTAAGAATACTGAGGATAAAACAGGAGTTCTAGTAGTTTGGGAAAGACCTCAGCCTAATTCAGAATGGGGTACCTATTATGCATCTATTGACCCGGTTGGTGAAGGAAAGACAACTACCTCAGAATCACTGTGTTCCATATATGTATACAAAAATCCGGTTGAGGTAACTCGTATAGATAAAGGAGAAACTACTAACTATACTGAACAAGATAAAATAGTTGCGGCCTGGTGTGGTAGATTTGATGATATCAATAAAACCCATGAAAGACTAGAGCTTATCATAGAGTGGTATAATGCATGGACTATAGTAGAAAGTAACATATCCCACTTTATTAACTACATGATACAGAGGAAGAAACAAAAGTATCTTGTACCTAAGAGTCAGGTTTTATTCCTCAAAGATTTGGGCTCTAATACTAATGTCTTCCAGGAGTATGGTTGGAAAAACACTGGTACACTCTTTAAAAATCATATGCTTAGTTACCTGATTGAGTACCTAAAAGAGGAGATAGATCATGAAACTAAAGATGATGGCACCATAGTTAAGACTATTTATGGGGTAGAAAGAATCCCAGATATGATGGCTTTCGTTGAAATGATAGCTTATGATGATGATGTAAACGTGGATAGATTAGTATCTTTAGCAGCATTAATCTCTTTTGCTAAGGTTCAGCAAGCTAATAGAGGTTTTAAAAAACGAGTAGACCAAGTGAATACCAATAACTTGCAAAAGTCTGATAATTTGTATAAATTAAATACAAGCCCTTTTAGGCACATGGGAAAAACAAGGAAAGTTCCAGGAATGAGCTTTCCTAAATCCCCATTTAAAAACATGAGATAAGATGAAAGTATTAAATGCAATGCAGATGAAGGCTGGAGCTAAAGCGGAGTATAACCGCATGGGCTCAATAACACAGCCTATTCAATTTCTCCCTAGAAAAGAAAAAGATGATGATTGGACTGCTTGGAATTTAGACTGGTTAGAATGGCAAGGTCTTAAGCAAATCAGAAGAAATGCTAGAAGACTCATGAAGAACTATAAGCTTGCAAAAGGTGTTATAGATAAAACAGACTATCTTATCTCTGAAGATAATGAGAATAGAGATCTTCTTGAAACACTTACCCAAGAAGATACAAGTGCTTTAGAATTGAAATTCTACCCTATTATTCCAAATGTTGTTAATGTCATGGTAGCTGAGTTTGCTAAGCGCAACACTAAAGTTACCTTTAAAGCAGTAGATGAGTTCTCTTATAATGAACTCATGGAGCAAAAAAGACAAGCTATTGAAGAGGTCTTGATGTCTCAAGCTCAACAAAAGCTTCTTAATAACATGATTGAAATGGGGCTTGATCCTAATGATCCACAGGTTCAAGAACAAATGAAACAACAATTGTCTCCAGAAAATCTTAAGACTTTACCTGAAATCCATGATTTCTTTAGTAAAGATTATAGATCTATGGGAGAGCAGTGGGCTCAACATCAGTTCAAAGTTGATGAAGAGCGCTTTAAGATGGATGAGTTGGAGGAGAGAGCATTTAGAGACATGCTTATTACTGATAGAGAATTCTGGCATTTCAGAATGATGGAGGATGACTATGATATTGAGTTATGGAATCCTGTAATGACATTCTACCATAAGTCTCCAGAAGTAAGATATATTTCTCAAGGTAACTGGGTTGGTAAAGTAGAGATGATGACTGTTGCTGATGTTATTGATAGATATGGTTATCTAATGACTCAAGAGCAACTTGAATCACTTGAAGCTATTTACCCGGTAAGATCTGCAGGTTATCCACTCCAAGGATATCAAAATGATGGTAGCTACTATGATGCTACTAAAGGTCATGATTGGAATACAAACATGCCTTCTCTACAGTACAGACAATTTGTATCCATGTATGATAACTTCATCTATAATGGTGGAGATATTGTTAACTGGGTAATGGGTGAGTCTGAGGATTATAAGGACATGGGTATGGCATTCATGCTCAGAACTACCACAGCATATTGGAAATCACAACGTAAAGTAGGACACCTTACTAAAGTAAGTGAATCAGGTGAAATATTGGTTGATATAGTAGATGAGGATTACAAAGTAATTGATAAGCCTATCTATAATACAGCATTGTTTAAAAATAAGACTAAAGACAATCTTATTTTCGGAGAGCATATTGAGTGGATCTGGATCAATGAAGTTTGGGGAGGTGTTAAAATTGGTCCTAACCACCCATCCTTCTGGGGAATGAATAACCCGGGAGGTATTAATCCTATGTATCTTGGAGTTGATCAAAACCGAATAGGTAAGCTCAAGTTCCAATTTAAAGGTGATAATACTCTTTATGGTTGTAAACTACCAGTAGAGGGTTCAGTATTCTCTGATAGAAATACAAGATCTACCGCTATGGTGGACCTTATGAAACCTTTCCAAATTGGTTATAACATTGTAAATAACCAGATTGCTGATATCCTAGTAGATGAATTAGGTACTGTAATCCTACTTGATCAGAATGCTTTACCTAGACACTCTTTAGGTGAAGATTGGGGTAAGAATAACCTGGCCAAGGCATATGTAGCAATGAAGAACTTTCAGATGCTTCCATTGGATACATCTATTACCAATACTGAAAATCCACTTGCATTTCAGCATTTTCAGGTAATGAATCTGGAACAGACTCAGCGTATGATGTCTAGGATTAATTTAGCTAACTACTTTAAGCAACAGTGCTTTGAAGTAATTGGTATTACTCCACAAAGACTTGGTCAGCAAATTGGTCAAACTAATACTGCTACCGGTATAGAGCAAGCTGTTGCTGGATCCTATGCACAAACAGAAATGTACTTTGTACAACACTCTGATTATTTGATGCCTAGAGTTCACCAAATGAGAACTGATCTTTCTCAGTATTATCATTCTAAAAAGCCTTCGCTAAGACTTCAGTACATGTCTACTCTTGATGAAAAGGTAAACTTTGAAATCAATGGTACTGATCTATTACTTAGAGATATCAATGTATTCTGTACTACTAAAGCTAATCATAGAGCTATGGTAGATAACATGAAAAATCTGGCCCTTTCTAATAATACAGCAGGCGCTAGTATTTATGACCTTGGTAATATCATGACTGCAGAATCCATGGCTGAGCTTACTCATAGTCTTAAGAAGATTGAAGAAAAAGCCAATCAACAAAGACAAGAGCAAATGCAGCATGAGCAACAAATGCAACAAGCTGAACTTGAGCAAAGAGCAAAAGAAAAACAGCTTGAGCTTGATCATGAGGCTATGGAGAAAGAGAAAGACCGCAGAGTTAAACTTCTTGAAGCTGAAATCAAAGCAGCAGGTTATGGTTCTATGCAAGACATCAACCAGAATCTCCAGTCTGATTATGCAGATCAAATGGATACTATCCGTAAATCTGATGAATTTCAACAGGTTATGGGTTTAAAACAACAAGTTCAATCTCATAAAGAAATGACTGCTAGAGAAAAACTAGCTATTGAAAGAGAAAAGATTCAGGCTCAGAAGGATATGAAAACTACTGATTTACAGATAGCTAAAGAGAACAAAAACAAGTATGATATTGCAAAATCTAAACAAAATAATAACAAGAAAAAGTAAAGTTAGCTATCTAATGGAAAATTTGTAATGGCTACCTAAACTTTAAATGTTTATTTAGATAAATTTGCTTATATTATAAATAAGTATTAGAGAGTAACACAAAACCAACAATATGTCTGATACCAAAACCAACACAGCAACTACCACTGTACAAGAGGTAGAAATGGACCTAGATAATATTCTAGGTTCACCCGGTGCAGAGAATGTAATGCTTCCTGCAGCAGAAGAAAAGAAACCAACACTATTTACACAACAAAGTGTAGATACTTCGTTCCTTGACAATGATGATGAAGATACTCCAGAAGCGGGTAAAACTCCAGCTCCTGAAGTAGTTTCTAAAGCTCTTGATGAGATTGTAAAAGCGGACATGGGTATAGAAGAGTCTGAAGATGAGGAATCTAAGACTACTGGTAGACCAAAAGTAGCTAAAGATGCTATGATTGAGTTGGCTAAAAAGCTCATTGAAAAAGGACAACTTATTCCTTTTGATGATGATAAACCAGTTGAAAAGTATACCAGTCAAGACTTTGAAGAGCTTTTTGAAGCTAACATGCAAGAGCGTGAGCGTAAGCTCAGAGAACAAACTCCTGTAGAGTTCTTTGATGCTTTACCTGAAGAACTTCAGTATGCTGCTAAATATGTAGCAGATGGAGGTCAAGATCTTAGAGGTCTCTTTAAAATTCTTGCTCAAGTAGAAGAAACTAGACAACTAGATACTTCTAGCGAAGATGGTCAAGAAACAATTGTAAGATCTTATCTTCAAGCAACAAACTTTGGTACAGTTGAAGAAATTGAAGAAGAAATTGAAGCTTGGAAAGATAGAGGAGATCTTGAGTCTAAGGCTAATAAGTTTAAGCCAAAGTTGGATGCTATGCAAGAAAAGGTAGTTCAGCAAAAACTTGCTCAACAAGAAAAACTGCGTAACCAACAACAAGCTCAAGCTCAAGCTTACATGGAGAATGTATACAATACACTTTCTCCAGGAGAACTCAATGGACTTAAGGTAGATAAGAAAGTACAAAGCATGCTTTATACCGGTCTTGTACAACCTAACTATCCATCAGTAAGCGGAAGACCTACTAATATGCTAGGTCACCTTCTTGAGAAGTATCAATATGTAGAACCTAGACATGATCTAATTGCTGAAGCACTTTGGCTTCTTGCAGATCCTGAAGGTTATAAATCAAAAGTAAGAGAAGTCGCTGTTAAAGACACAGTAGCTAAAACAGTAAGACAACTCAAAACAGAACAAGCAAGTAAAAATGTATCCTCTGTAACAGATGAGCAAGATGAACCAAGAAAACCATCAGCTCAAAAACTACAGAGATCACAAGGAAGTTTTTTCAAACGATAAACAACAACAATTAACAATTAACCTAAATTAAAACAAATGGCAACTCCAGTTTTAAATAATGGTATCTTCCTGCGCGATACCAATTATCAAGCTAGTTCTCATGTGGATTCTTACCACTTGGTGAACATGCTTAAGAATGCAGAACCAATGGATCTAGGTCCAGTAGATATCTGGGCTATGGCTCAGAAAGTAGAAATGCCTCTTTACCAGCTTTCTAGCTTTGGTGGTAAAAACATCATCAATGTAGATAATGCTCGTGGTGAGTATAAATGGCAGACTCCTGTTTCTCAGGATCTTCCTTATATCATTGAGGACATTGAACCAAACAATGCTAACAAAGGTATTGATGGTACTACTTTTAAAATCAAAATTAACCGTAGAGAATTTGGTCATGGTGATATCATCACTTATGATAAGTACAACGGTTGTGAAATGTACATCACTGCTGATGATATTCTTCCTATGGGAGATGGTTTCATCTACACTGTACAATTGGTAAACAATGACAACTACAAGTTCCTAGATAACAAGTATTTGTCAAATGGTACTAAGATCTTCCGTAAAGGTTCTGCGCGTGGTGAGTATGGTGAGAGATTCTCTGATATCATGACTCGCTCAGGTTTCCGTGAATTCTACAACTTTGTAGGAGGAGCTGAAGCACACGTACACTACTCAGTATCTTCTAGAGCTGACCTTATGGTTAAAGGTGGTTTGAATGCTGATGGTACAGTTCCTGTAACTGAGATCTGGAGAAACTTTGATAAAAACATGGATCCTTCAATTGCTAAGATTGAGGACATGGTTTCTGTAATGGGTAAAGACTATGTGAAAAAAGCTGTATCTAATGGTACACTTACTCGCACATTCTTGACTACTATGGAATCTGCTCACTTGACTAAAATTGCTACTGACATTGAAACCTACTTGATGTGGGGACATGGTGGTCGCATTAAGCAAGATGGTCCAGATGATATGCGTCTTTCTGTGGGTCTTTGGAAGCAACTTGATAACTCTTTCAAGCGTGTTTACAACAAGAACAACTTCTCTCTTGAATTGTTCCGCGGAGAGCTTTACAACTTCTATGCTGGTCGTGTTGAATTCCAGGGTCCAGATCCTAAGAGACAACTTATTGTTCAAACAGGTATGGGTGGTATGCGCATGGTTAATGAAGCTATCAAGCGTGAAGCTGTTAACTCAGGTCTTGTTATCCAAGCTGCAGACAACAATGGTATTGGTGCAATCACTGGTAAAGGAATGGATCTTAACTATGGATTCGCATTCACTAGCTATGTGATCCCATTCCTTGCTAATGTTAAGTTTGTACTTAACCCTGCATTTGATAACTTGCATACAAATGACATTGAAAACCCAATCATTGATGGTAACCCATTGTCATCTTACAGCTTTGTTATCTTTGATATCACTGATACTGGAAATGACAACATCTTCATGTTGAAGCTTTCTTGGGATAATCAATTGAAGTGGTGGTATCAGAATGGTACTATGGATTACATGGGCCGTACACAAGGCTTCCAGTCTTCTGGTCAATTCAATGGATACCGTGTAATGATGACTCAAACAATGCCAGCAATCTGGGTAAAAGACCCAACCAAAGTGTTGAAAATTGTTATGAGAAACCCAATCACTGGTGGATCATTCTAATTGAGAATTACCTAAAAAGAAAAGGGAGGGGGAAACTCCTCCCTTTTTTAATAAACAACCCTTAAACTTTTAAATAAAATGGCTATTAAACTTCTTCAGAAACTTTTCCCTGCATCTCCGGATCCTATTATTGCTTCACATCAGATTAAAGAAGCAGCACTTCCTCGCTTTGCTCACCTTAATGAGGTAGTAGGCGATGTTAGTGATTATGGGTTCTATACAGTAGATGCTTCATCTACATTGACTGTCCCTGTAACAACTAGCAAAGGTATCATTGAAATTCAAAATTTTGATGGTGTGGCTACTATACCAGCTCCTTCATTTGTAACATCGGTAGGATTACATATCTACAACGCAGATATTTCTACTAATGCAGATGATAACTATGTTCAAATTACTCCTTACTACATTCAAGCTGTTGTTGATAGAGCTATCCCTTACATTCTTGTAACTGGAGCTTTGACAAACCAAGTAGATCTTGCTATTTACAATGCTAGTCCCGCAGTAGCAGGTGCAGGTCAGTGGAGTGGTACATTCTATATTTTTTACGAGGTTAAGAATATTGCCCAGTAATTTTTATATTTGACTATTCAAATACTTTTTAAAAACCAAAACCAAAACCAAAATGAGTTACACAATCGTTGAATTACCCACAGTAAAGGCAGGAAATATTTCCATTAAACCTTATTTTGATCCTGAAATTTCAAATCTAGGTTTAGAGAAATATGGACTGTCTTTATTTGATGGGGTCTTCCATGAAGAACAACTTGCATGTCTTGAACAAAATGGTATCAAGCGTTATATCACAGGTCTTAATGAATTTGCACCGGATGTAAAAAAGATCAATGATCCAGATGTAAGAGAAGCAAAGATTAAAGAAATTAGATCAGTAGTAGCAAGACTTGAAGCTGAGCTTGCTGCTAACATTATCAATGAAGAAGATCCAGAGTTTTGGAATAAGGTTAAACTTCTTAAACCAGATAATGATGAGTTCTGGAATAGAATCACAATCCGTTGTGGTAATCAACCTTTATTCTTAGATCCAGCTAAAGATCCTTATGATCTTATTAAATTGTATGGTATTGAAGCTGGTGGATTTTCTATTGTAGCAAGAAGCTATGAAGATGCAAGATCAAGAGCAGTAGCGCCTAAGTTTTACTTAGATAAAACTATTGATACTGTATCTACTAAAACAGAAGTTAAGAAGCTTAAAAACAAAGCACTTGCTGAACTTCAAAAGCTATATGACAAGAACACAAACAAACTCTTGTATGTTGCTAAAGTTGTTGATGCAAACAGTGTTCAATATAAGAAGTCAACTCCTAATGATATTGTTTATGACAATATGGATAGATACATCAATGGAGAAGGTGTAGAAGCTAATCTTAAGAGAGCAGCTACAAGCTTCCTTGATGCAGTATCTTTAGATATGGAAACTCTCAAATTGAAATCTATCATTAGAGATGCTACTTTCTATAAGATGATTGCAACCAAGCCTGATGGATTTATCTATCACATGGAATCTTCTGCGATGATGGGTA